TTTACTAGCATTACTATTTAACTCATCTCTAAGATATTTCATTCTACGTAAACAAGCAATAGATCCCTGTAATTTATACATCATAGAAACTTCTGTTGCTTGCTCTAGTGATTTATGTTGTTTAGCTATAGCTTCATCTATGTATTCTACAAACGCATCCCATAGCTCTTTGTCAGTAGTAAGCTTTCTTAATGTTATCATTATTGTATAGGTCCTTGATTACCAGTAAAGCCTTCTTCTTCTGGAGTTGGCACTGATCCTGTACCTATTGTACCACCACCAGAGCCTTGTGTATCTTCTACCTGTCCACCTGCAGGAGCAGGAGGTTGACCTTGTTGTGGCTGTCCTTGTTGTGGTGGAGGTGCAGGTGGTGGATTCTGTTCCTGAAACTTCTTGAGTATCTCTGCCTGTACAGCAGCTTGGCTCATAGAGTTAGCTATCTTATCAGGATCAAGATCCATACTCTTTGCAATCTCTCTAACAATGTAATCCATTCTGGCAAAAGGTGCAAGAGCAGGATTAGATACTGTTTGCATAAACTGCATCAATCTCTGGCTTCTAACTTCATTAGCCATTAAGCTTTCTGTGCCTTGTGCTTTAACTTCAAGATCACCTTTAATTTCTGGATCAAAGTCAAACTGCATATTAAAACTAAAGAATGCTTTACCTAAAGGTCCTAGTAGATAGTCATCTACATTCTTAATAACATTACGAATAGAACCATTAGCTGCATTCATTAACATAGAAATACCTGATGCAGTTCTACCTACACCCTGTATGCCTGTCTGTCCATGAGCAAACGAAGGAAAACCAGTAGATTCATCTGCAAGAACTCTGGCTTTGTCAAACATCTGCATATTTTCATTAGATACATTAGGAAATTTTGTTCCAAAGATCCCCTGTCCGGGAGCACCACCCTGTCTTCTAAAGACTTTTCCGGGATATACTGTAAGATCTTGTCCGGGAACTAGGTTAGTTTCATCTACTTCTATCAGTAAGTTTCCTGATAGTGCAGCATTGTCTACTGACATACGCATAAAACCATTCATAAGAGTTTGTGTATCATCCATGTTTTCTGCAATACCTACACCAAATATATTGTAAGGATTCATTTCATAAGGTGTAGCATAGTAAGGTAGATAGGCAGGAGTAAACGGATTCATTACTAAACGTAAGACACAGCCATTACAAATCCATGCATTAACACTTACTTGTTCTACATCTTTTAGTTCTTTGGGTATATCTACATCATACTGCTCTATAATTTCTCTATCTACAAAACCCCAGAACTCTAATATTTCAAATCGTTGAGAATAATCATCTTCATTACTCTCATCCATTGCGTGTTCCCACCATTCTTTGTTATAGTTCTCACCTATATCTAATGCTTTATCAATGGCAGTTTCTCTAAAAAAAGGTCTACGTTTTAATGAACGTAGTTGTGAACGAGACATCTTGTGTCTTTCTATAACATACTCTGCTTCATCCATATTGTTTGCATCTGGATCAGGATAGAAGTTCCAGATAGAAACATTAGATGTTTGTGGTACAGTTTTAAATACTGGATTGTATTCACCCTGATCATCCCAATTAGGATATTCTTTATCAACTGCAAAAGGTCCTTTCATAATACCAGTACCAAATAAAGCAGCTTCAAAAGCAGCAGCTCTAAGTTGTTTCTTAGCGTTAGACTCTTCTAGTTGATCATGTATTTTCTTTTCCATCTTTTTAGCTGCAATCATTGCAGGATGAAACTGCACAGCAGATGGACTTTTTCCGGGTTTAAATTCTACATCTTCTTCTACAGGACTAAGATCATCTTGTAAAGGTCCTACACGTTCATTAAACTCTGGCATAGTTTCACCGGGTCTAAGAGTCATTTCATCATCATACCCTGTGTCTGATTCTTCTGTAGCTTTTTTTATCTGAGGATTAGTTTCAAAACTAACAGTATCTTCTACTCCTTCAGGAAGAACTGTTGGGTTGATACCTAATGGAAATTTATTACCACCAAAAAGAACTTCTACTAGTTGTCCATAAGCAGCAAGAACTTTTGTTTTAGTAACCTTTACAAATACTCTTGACTTTTCTGTAGAAGTAAACTGAACTTCAGGACTATAAAGACCTCTGTAATTTCTGTAAGCTTGAATCCATCTTTCTTCATCAGATCTTCTTGCTGTTTCTGCCTTACTAAATTTTTCCTTGACAAATCTTTCTATTTGACCTGCAGGTTCATCATTAAGACTGTCTGCAATCATATCTTCTAGTGCTGCAGATTCTTCAGCATCTATTGCCATCTGTTCTGTATCTTCTGCCATATTCTATCCTTAATATCCAAATGTTGCGTCTGCTGCTTGAAATCCAGTTCTTTGTGTATCTGGATTGTAATCAAATAAACTACTTCTTGGTCTTGTCATAACACCATAACGTAAGGCATCATATAAGTGATCTTCAGACTTTGTGTCTACATCCTCTGGATTATTTTTATCTAGAGGAACAGAAGGAAGCTGAGAGATAGTATGAATACACGTATTAAAAAAGACCAATCTAGGTTGTTCAGTAAACTCATCAACTTGTAATCTTCTGTGTATCTCATTTTTTCCTGCAACCCTACTACCCCTGCTTCTGTCTGATGGTCGCCATCTGCAACCTTTTATAATCATCTGCTCTGCTAGTGATGGTCCTGTGTCACCTCTTTTGTGCCAGAGAGAACTATCTAGTACACCATAACGTATCTTACCATCTTCTTGCTCTGCTTCTAGCACTAGGTCTGCTAAATCAGTTGCCAATACTTTTGAAACATACAGTTCTCTGTAGACAATTAGTTGTTCATCAGGAGCGACTGCAAACCATAAAACCCCTGTATGACTTCCGTAGCCATAGTCACAGGCTCTGAACTTAGTCCAACCAGTAGGTATATCGTAAGGCTCAACAACATGAGTGGCTCTGTTCCACTCTGGAAAAGCTGCTCCTTCACTAACATCCCAATTCCCTTCTAATAGTTGTCTTCTTTGGTTCTCTGGTAGAGAGAGTAAGTTTGCTTCATACATACCATCTTCTGCTAAATATGGATTATCAAATAATGTAGCAGGTATAAATCTTCTTTTAAATAGTGGCTGTCCTTCCTGACTGTGACCTTTAGGCCATAATAAAGGTCTACCTGTTTCTATATCTGTTGCCCAAAAAGATTCTCCATGTGGAGCAGGGTCTACAAACATTTTCTTTACCCAACTATGTCCGGGACCTCCGGGGTTTGTTGTAGCTCTCTGGTATAACTCTAAGCCACTTTCTCTTGTAGTACGTAGTCGTGATCTCATGTAGTCAAATGGGTAAGGAGTAGGCCACTGTGTAAGCTCATCAAATCCTATCCAACTAAATGCCTGACCTTGATATCTTGTTACGTCATCATCTCTATCTAGGTAGGAGAGCCATAGTGTAGCTCCTGATGGTGCTACCCAAGTCTTATCTCTTTCCATAAACTTAATATCAGGTATAGCTTGTGGGTATAAAGTCTTTGATACTGATATAAGTTCTCTTAGTTCTTCTGTTGTACGTCTGACTAACAGTCCTCTAAAGTGTGGATTGTTTAGGTAACGTACTGGATCTGCAAGCATGGCATACGACTTGCCACCTCCTGCACTGCCTCCATAAAGTACCTCTCTTTCGTTAGAAGAAAGAAAGTCTGTTTGAGGACCTTTGTTGGGTTGAAAAATAATCTTTTTTTGTGCTTGTTCAACTTCAATAGGTTCTCTTACAACTTCAGCAGGTACAACTTTAGGTTGCTCCTGCAATTTTGGCTTCAAGTTTTTCTGCCTTTTGTAACGCTTCTTTGTACCTTTCGGCAAGGTAGCGTTGAGTTGAAGCTTCTGACTTACGTTTTTGTTCAATCTTAATTCTCTTTATTAAACCAACATGAGATATTTTTCTACCTGTTTGTGTTGTAAGCCAATCAGCAACTTGTCTGTAGCTATACTGTTTGATAAACTTTTTTGCCTTTTCTAATAGTTCTAACTCTGTAGGAATAGGTAAAAGTAAATCCTTATCATTCTCATCTTGTTTATAACCAAAAGGTATTGTTCTTCCAACCCTAACTACAGGCTTCCAGTTATAACCCTCTTCTGTTTCTTCTGGCTTTGGTAATGTCCAACTTTTAGTTAGTCTCATGTTCTTTTGGTGGTAATATAAATAGTGGACTTGCAGATGTTACTTCTACTTTATCAGTTTTAGTAAAACCACCCCTGTCAAGTATATCTTTTGCTGCTATCATCTTTTCTTTATTACCTAAATCTGTAGGATTATCTATCACTTGAGATAAAGAGTAAGCAGCTTTAGTTGCAGTACTAGCAATAAACTTCTTGGTTAAGTCAGCTATCTCTTCCTGTAAAGAAGATGTTATCGCTGATGTTGGATTATTCTCACTGTACCCTGCAAGTTTCTTAGCTGTGACAGGATTACCTTTTGCTTCTTCAAACAACACATCAAGAAACTTCTGTTGTTTTTCTGTAAGTTGTCTAGCCATTATATATCTTTTCCTTTTTCTGGTAGTACTTTATTTGGTATAATCTGGCACATTGGTCTTGCTTGAAACACACTAGGACTTTCCATTGCTACCTTTGCTTTTTTTATTGACTCTTCAAAACATTGTTTCTGTGTTGCAACTAGTTCTAAACCTGTTATAACAGTACAAGTTTGTGCATAAGGTGCTGAACACAAAAGTATAATTGGTAGCCACATACCCATTACGCTAACTCAAAGTGAGGTCCATCAATAAATGGTCTTCTACCTTGACTCCTTCTTAGGTCTATATACGCATTCATGGCATCTTGCATTGTGCCATCCCAACTGCGTATATCATCTATATGCCAAGCTGCACCCCAACGAATGCCCACGTTCTCAA